GAAGGGGTTCGGGGAAATCATTTGCCCTAAACTCCTTTCTTTTGCTTCTAACGTACGAAGTAGGACACGTAATACTATTTACTCGTTATACATTAGTCTCGGCTCACGTGTCAATTATTCCCGAGTTCGTAGAAAAGATTGAGATGGCGGGATTAGAAGCCGACTTCTATATTACAAAAGACGAGATTATTAACACTCGTACAAATTCAAAAATTTTATTTAAGGGAATTAAGACTTCTAGCGGAACGCAAACCGCAAACTTGAAGTCTTTATCGGGTGTGACTACGTTCGTACTTGACGAGGCAGAGGAATTAGTAGACGAGGACGTATTCGACAAGATAGACTTCTCGATTCGTAATAGTTATAGACAAAACCGAGTTATCCTAATTTTAAACCCTACAACAAAAGAGCATTTTATCTATAATCGATTCTTCGAAGAGAAGGGAGTACAAGAGGGTACGTCACTTACTAAAGGCGATACGACCTATATTCATACTACCTACAAGGATAACATAGATTACCTAAGCGAATCGTTCCTTAATCAAATCGAGCTACTAGAGAAGAATAATAAACGCAAGTACGAGCATACGATTTTGGGAGGATGGTTAGACAAAGCCGAAGGGGTAGTATTTACTAATTGGAGATTCGGAGACTTTAACCCTGATAATTTACAAACCTCTTTTGGTCAAGACTTTGGATTCTCAATAGACCCAACTACACTAGTAGAGGTAGCGATAGATAAAAACAAAAAGTGCATCTATATTAAGGAGCATTTGTATAAACCTAAGCTAACTACAAGCGAGATAGGGCAAATTAACAAGCGAGTTTGTGGTAAGGGCTTAATAGTTGCGGATAGTGCTGAGCCTAGACTTATTGCTGAGCTTCAATCTCAAGGATGCAACATTATAGCAACCGAGAAAGGAGCTGGAAGTATTACCGCTGGACTAGCACTTATGCAAGACTACGAATTAATCATAGAACCTAACTCACAAAACATTGGAAAAGAACTTAATAACTACATCTACTCCGATAAGAAGTCTGGGCTTGTGGTCGATAACTTTAACCATGCCATCGATGCCATACGTTACAACGTCTTCTATCAACTTTCAAATCCCAATATTGGAAAGTATTTTGTCTACTAATACAAAAAACAACAAATAACGTTTATACATTATGAAGCTAGAATTAAATATTCCTACGCAACTAAAAGAAATTAAGCTATCCCAGTACCAAAAATTTCTAAAGATTGCTAAGGAAAATGAAGAAAGCGAGTTTTTGCATCAAAAGATGGTGCAGATATTTTGTGGAATTGATTTGAAGGACGTAGCAAGCATTAAGCGTAAGGACGTAAACGAAATTACTAACAATCTTGGTGCGTTATTTAATACAAATCATAAGTTTATACCACGCTTTAAATTAGGGGGTGCTGAGTTCGGATTTATTCCTAACCTAGACGATATGACTCAAGGAGAGTATGTCGATTTAGACACTTATATTACCGATTGGGACGAGATGCACAAAGCTATGGCGGTGTTATTTAGACCCATTACTAATAAGATGGGGGATAGATATACGATAGAGGAGTACAAAGGTTCTCTAACTTATTCCGATGTAATGAAACACGCGCCTTTAGATGTAGTTCTTGGAGCGATGGTTTTTTTTTATCATTTAGGCAACGAATTGCTGAAAAGTACGCTGAACTATTTGGAGGAGAACATGACGAAAACGGATATAGCGAGCAAGCACAATTTGGGAAAAGATGGGGATGGTATAGCTCTATCTATGCTCTCTCTCAAGGAGATGTTAGACGATTTGATGAAATATCAAAACTTCCCCTACATCAATGCTTAACGTTCTTAACCTTTGAAAAGCAAAAGAACAATTTAGAAATGAGAATGATTAAAAATCAAAAATAATGAACGGATACTATTACGTAGTAAATACCTTAAAAGATTATCTAAAGAATACCGATTTTATTAATACGGTAACTATTGGTGATATTTTTAAAGTAGACTTGAACAAACAAACGATTTTCCCTTTGTCTCATATCATTGTAAACAATGCTCAGCTAGGGGAAAATACTACGTCTTTAAATATCTCAATCCTATTTATGGATTTGGTAGACGAGAGTAAAGAAGAGGTTACGGATGTATGGGAAGGAAACGATAATGAGCAAGACGTTTTAAACACGCAACTAGCTTTAGCTTCTCGCTTGTCTGGCGATTTAATGAGAGGTACTTTATTTGCTAATTTAGTGCAAGTAGAATCCGCTCCAAACGCTGAGCCGTTTACCGATAGATTTGAAAACAAGGTAGCTGGATGGACACTAACGTTTGACGTTATGACTCCTAATGATATGACTCTTTGCTAAATGGAATTAAAGAACGTAGACGATTTGATTAAAAAGTTTAGGAGCTACGTTATTCAACAATCACGAAGCAACCTAACTAAGGGCGGGAAGAACGTCTCTAGCAAGCTTTATAATAGCATTAGTAGCGAGGTAGTAAAGGAAGATAACTACTCCTTAATTAACTTCTCTATGGAGGACTACGGAGCTTATCAAGACCAAGGGGTTAGAGGTAAGTCTAAGAGTGCTAAAGCTCCTAATAGTCCGTTTAAGTTTGGTAGTGGTAAAGGTAGAGAGGGAGGGTTAACCGAAGGCATAGACAAATGGGTTAGGTTAAAAGGAATACAATTTAGGGATAAAAAGAGCGGTAAGTTTTTGAGCTATCAATCTACAGCTTTTATTATTACTAGAAGTATTTATCAAACCGGAATACGACCTAGCTTATTCTTTACTAAACCTTTTGAGGTAGCTAAAGATAGATATTTAGGCAAGGAGTTAATTAAAGCATTTAAAGCGGATATAGACACGCTTGTTAGTTATAAATTAGAAAATAGAAAATGATAATCTACGCTAGAAGTCCTTACTTTATTGAGGTAAACGAGACAAGCCAGTTAGGCTCAAAGATTGAGCTTCGTATTTGGAATAATCCAGACACCAAGCCCACAGACCCTACCTACACTTTTACTAAGTCTATTGCTTCCACTACAAATAGAAAGAACGTTTACAATATTGCACCTTATGTAAAGGAGTATATTGAGGCTATTACACCTAGCGACAATACAGACTCAATGCTTGCGTTAGTAGAAGTTAAGCGTTATAAAGAAGCCACTCTAGGAACATACACGCTATTAGATACGACTACTTATTATTCAACTGGTGGTTATACTAATTACTCAGGTGGTTACAATCAATCCGGCTCTACCGCAGATATTCTTGTACTAGCAAACACTAGCTTAGAGTATCGCTACGAGGAGGGAATTACGGACTACCCTTACGTTAATGTTTGGGCGGATAATTCTAGCCCCGCTACGCTTACCGTATCCTACAAAGATTTAAGAGGTCGTAACGAAGTGGTAAATACTATCACTAGAGATGGAGCTAAGCTTTACAAAGTGCCTTTAAGAACGTCTTCAGTTAAGTACGATAAGGGTAACACTTGTACTATTAATTGGAAGCCTACCGGAGAATATATAGACGAAAGCGTTACTATTAACGTTATGCCTATTTGTGAGCCTAAGTATAATCCTATCGTATGCCAGTTTATTAATCGCTATGGTGGATGGCAATTCTTGACATTCTTTAAGGCACAAACGAATAGCATTCAAACGATGGGAACTACGTTTAAGTTATTGCCTGATGCGGTAGATTACAACGTTAATAGAGCAGAAACAAAATCTTTCAATATAAACGGAAACCAAAGCATCCGATTAAATACGGGATGGATTCCTGAAAATTATAATGAATTGATTCAAGACTTACTTCTTGCCGAGACGATTCTTTTAGATGGAGTGCCGGTAGAAGTAAAAACTACGGCTACCGATTTAAAGACTAGCTTACGAGATAGAAACATTAATTACGAGATTCAGTTCGATTATGCGTTCTCACTTATTAATAATGTAGTTTAATGATTAACGTACTTCTTTATATTTATGACGATATTAGTGGCGAGCCTCAAAGGGTAGAACTCTTTTCGGATGAAACTATTAGCGTTACTTCAAGCGTTCAAAATGTAAACGATATATCTAAAGTCTTTACCGATTTTAGCCAGTCTTTTACAATCCCTGCGACTCCATATAACAACCGAATTTTTAAGCATTGGTATGAGAACTCATTAGACAATGGATTCGACGCTAGAACACGAAAGAATGCGTACATAGAGCTAGACTATGCTTCATTCCGTAAGGGCAAAGTACAACTAGAGAAAGCTAGCTTTAAGAATGGGCAAATAGATAACTACCAAATTACTTTCTTTGGTGCTTTGGTTTCGTTAAAGGATACTTTTGGAGGCAAGTTCTTAAAAGACTTAAACCTAAGTGCGTATAATTTTAGCTATACCGGAACGGTAGTAAAAAACCGAGTTATCGGAGGTGCGGGTAATGACGTAATGTTTCCGTTAATATCCTCTCTTAACGTGTGGACTTATAACACAAACGGAACGACTAAGGACAATTGGGATATTAAGAAAAATACCC